TTTTACCATTCTCAAAATAACTACCCCTCCATTCACAATGGTGGCAAAACCAAACAATACCTTCTGTGTTTATAGTAACTGTTAAAGGATTATCTCTATTGTTGTGTGGTGGCTGACACTCAGGACATTTAATTTTCTGTGAACCATGCTCTCTAGTTCTTAACTTTATTCCATGTTCTTCAGGTGACTTATTCATCTTTTATTTCCTTGTTGCCATTGTCTAATATAACGAGATGCTAAGTTGTCGTATTCAGGTGGTCGTTCTCTCTCTAATTGCAATTCATTAAGTGTCTTTGTAAATGCCCTAACTAAATGAATTATGTCCATATCCATAATATTTATGAATTCTTCTTTAGACTCTGAATAATACAAATGATCTTTTTCCATATCGTATGGAATTTTTCTTTCCTCTATTATTGATTGCAATGCTATTAATTTATTTACTTTCATTTTTACCCTGCCAAGTTATTTATTTTTGATACTTTCTTTACACCTGTCACACAACCCGATTCATCTGTCTCAAAATAATCCATCCACCTTTCACCATTCAACCAAGTGCTAGGATGTGGAATAAATTTATCTTCGGTTTGTTTGCTTTGTTCTGCAAATCTGTGTGTTCCATATAAAATCTTTTGGTAATGTTTCTCGTCATACTTAATAAAAATTTTATAAGATTTTTTCTTACCTATCTTTCTTGGATAGATAGTCCAAAATTTATTGAATTCGTCTATATATTCTTCTTTTGTATAATCTTTAGTATTGGTGGTCTTGTGTGACCCATGGCTAGGTTCTACAACTACCCTATGGTCTTCTGCTACCCCTCCTAGTGTTAAATGGTATCTATTGCTTGTATAACCACCATTGTCTAAATACCTATGCTCTATTCTTAATAACCCTAGAGTTTCAAATTTCTTTATAGCTATCTTGACACTTTTATTTGTTTGTAACCCTATCATCTCCGCTATATGACCATATGAAGGATAGCATTTGCCTTTCTCATCACTATAGTTGGCTAAAATAACTAAGATAAATTTCTCTGTGGGTTTTAAGCCTTGTATCTTTAAGGCTTTGTTTAGATGTTCAATTGACATTTCTTCTCCTTTTCAATTTAAAGAGAAGATATTATATTAATTTAAAATTAAATAAACCTTTTTTGGAATATTAAAGAAGATTTAGTTTGTTGTTTATTTCCATAAAATGTTCTTTTTCATAAATATCTTTAGCTTTAAATAATTCTTTATCTACCATAACACCTAAGGTTACTAATTCATGTAGTGTTAATTCTACTTTAACTGTTTGTGTTTTTAAATTTTCCATATTTATGCTCTATTTAGTTTTTGAATAGTATTTTGTAATCTTGTAAGCCTATCTTTGTGGAATAGAACTTTGTCTAAAAGATTAGAAGATATGATAGAAAATTCTTGTGGATTGATTAGACCAAGGCTGTATTCTAACTCTGCTCTGTGGTACTGATCTTGTAAGATTTCTATTAGTATTTGTGATTTCATTTTATTTTTCATTTTATTTTTTTATTTACAAAGTCATAATTAACTTTATAAATATAATTGTATCAAATATGCAGAAAAAGTAAACCTTTTTTGGAATATTTTAACGCACTTTTTTTAAATAATTTTGTAAGTCTTCTTTAGGTTTCCACCCTAAATCTGTTGTATTTTTAGTTATAAGACTAGATATTTTTCTGTTACCTCTACGATTAGGTATAAATCTGTAATCAAGGTCAAGTAACTCTGCTACTTGTAAGATGCTGTATGAAACATCACTACCAATACCAAATCTATCACCTTGTCCTTTTTCGGCAACAATCATAAGTGCATCTACAATGTCCTCTATATGTGTAAAATTTCTAACTTGTTTTCCATCACCAGTTATATCAACTTTTTTACCTTCTTTTTTGGCTCTTAAAAATTTACCTATTACAGTTGCATAAGGACCATTATCTATCTCACCTTCACCATATACATTATAAAAATATGTGATTGCATATCTCAGGTTATGCCAATCACAATATGTTTTCACAAGCTCCGCGTTACAATATTTAGTAAATGCGTAAGGACTTTCTCTGTAGTTTGTATCATTATCGCCAAACTTTGTACTTGAACCTGCATATACAAGTTTTGCATTACAATCTTTTGCAAGTTTTAAAACTTGATAAATAGAATTCCAATTATTTTCAAATACAATATCTATATCTTCAAAACTTCTTTCAACCCTAGAGTATTCTCCTAAATGATAGATAAGGTCAAAATTGTTATGAGAAAGCATCATACAATCCTTTGTATTGCCGTAGATATATTCGCAACCTTCAACAGTTTCTTCCATTGTGCTTGTTAAATTGTTATCAAGACACATGACTGTATGTTTATCCACCAAATTATTTATAAGGTTTTTACCTATAAATCCACAACCACCTGTAACAAGTATTCTCATTTATATCCAATATAATCCATTTCTGCCGCCAATAACGAGTTTTTAGGAACATCATTCCATTGATCTATACCTATATGATCAGCTTCTTGAAAAGCACTTTCAAAAAAATGTGCAACGGTATAAGACTTTTCCAATATTTCATCAATAGAAGGCAGAGGATATCCAAATAACTCTGTTTCTCCATCTAATCTTGTAGGGTCCTCTAAGCTATAACATTTACCAGATCCAAGCCAAGCAGGAAGAGGGCTCATATAAATTGGTTGATATATCTTTGCTGTAACATCTGTATTTGCTATGGCTTTAACTGTCCATAGTATGGAGTTCCATTCATCAGTCCCACCTCTAGGTTTCATTTGCAATTTTAAGATAATCTTATCAGCAAACTCGGACATTATTTTTTGTGTAGTTTTACCTATTTTTATTGGAAAAATTGTCAATTCTTTACCGCTCCAAGAGCCATCGTGTACTTTCATTGGTGGTTTTTTTGGTCCCCATTTTGGCGCCATACTGCCTGTCCTTTTAGCGGGCATAGTGCTGAACCAAGAATCATGTTCAGGAAAAGATTTTAAACATACGCAGTCCATATCTAAAACAATGCCTAAAACCTGACTTGCTCTTTTTATTCTTATGGCATCAGCAACAAAAGCTATTGAGTGTCCCCATTCCAAGGTCTGATATACAATCTCATGCGATATAAGCTCTGAAGCATCTTTGATCTCTATCCCTTGGTAGCTAAAGTCAGTAATTTTTTGGTGAGTCCAAAGTTCTACTTTGTTACCAAGCCTTTCATGTGATCTAAATACCAAATCATGTAGCGGAGAAAATTTAACTTCCGCATTTTTCCATTCTTCAATGCTTTTATACCCACATCTTTTAGGTAGATTAGACCAGTACAATATTATCTTAGCCATGTTGTGTATTTTCTTTTCTAATTTTTAATTTAAGTCCGTAATTATTTACACCAGTTTTAAATTTGTAATTATCCTTTCTGACCAGTTTGGTTTTAAATACTTTGTAATCAACAGAGTGATGCCACCTTCCATATCTCCATTTCAGTTCAGAAACATCAGGATGTACATTAACTAACATTTTTGATTTATCTAGCGTGCCATCAACATAGATTGTATCGGTATTGCCACCTTTTACTGTTTGAGTTGTCATTTTTTCTTGCAAAAAAGCATTAAAAAGTATGGTGCACCAACCTGCTTTTAAAATATCAAGAGACAAAATAGTGTCCTCGTTATATCTACCTCTCCACCTAAAAGGCAAATCATTCTTTATAAGATTACAAGAATATACCCTAGTGTTTAAAGTAAATGGCGGACTGCTACTTCTTGCTGATCTAAAAAAAGTATAATGAGGTCCAGCCATACCAACATTTTTATAGCGTAATATAAAATCTTCCATAGCAACAAACATAGTTCCATTGTTAACTTTTACCTTTTCATTTTTATTCATTCTACGAAAAGACCTTATATTGTCGTCCATTATCCAATGATATTCATGTCCACTTTGATATGCGTGATCCCATATAAAATTTCTTGCAGGACCACTTCCTGTGGGTCTGCTTGTGCCATGCTCATCACAATATTCATATTTATTTTTATATGACATATCTAGTGCTAACAACTTTTTTTCACTTACTTCTTGTGCATATAAATCGTATTCATCTGGCTCTACTACAAGTTTGTATGGCAAACCTATTAAATCAAGCCACTTAGAAGTAAGCCTTGACTCATATCTACCTTTGCTTGGAATGTACAAAGGGTACTTAGGTTTATTCATATCTTTTTTCTTCAGTATTCATGTTGTTTTGTTCAGGGTACCAAATATATTTAGTTTTATCTGTGAGCTTTTGTCCTACTAATTCTTGAAATTTTTCAACATCTGCTTCGTTTTCAAAATGTACATATAATGTTTTGTATGCAGTATTATCTTCGGAAATAAATTCAGGCATATTTTCCCATTCAGCTAATGGATTATCTACAACATTAGGATCGGTCAATGGTAGAATCTCCATTTCATTAAAAGCCAATATATTTAGATCAAAGCCTAATTTATTTAATTCTTGTATTTCTTCCCACAGCAATGTTTCATCCCATGTAGAATTTATTGCAATTTTATTATCCGCAATCACAAATGCTTTTTTTTGTGCCTCTGTAAGATCAATAATTTTTATAACTGGAACCTCTTTTAATTCCAAATGTTTTGCAGCCATATATCTACCATGCCCTGCAAGAATCATATTTTTTTCATCTATTAAAATTGGATTTACAAAACCAAACTCCTCTATTGAATTTGCAATTTGCTTAACTTGGCTTTCTGTGTGCTTTCTTGCATTGTTCTTATAAGGACTTAATGTGTTTATATTTATGTTTTCAGTTTTCATTTTTTACTCTCTCTCTAAGTGTTGTTGTTGAAAAGGTATGTTTTCTGCTTGTATAAAAAGTTTCGCCCCAACCTTCACCTGTAAAATTTTTATCAATATAATCTTCTCCAACAAATCTTAAATTTATAGGTGTGGACTCTAATAAATCTACCAAACTATTTTCTGTATCGTAAGGTATTATTTCATCAATATATTTTATGGCTTGTAGTTGCATAAATCTTTCATATATTGACTGTATAGGTTTGTTTTTTTCTTTTCTATCTAAGGTAGG